TGATTTCAGGTGCGGCTTCAGGCGACTTGAATGCTCAGTCAACTAAGTGTTCATACATCATCAAGCCGGGTTCAGTTGCGGCAACAGCAATAAACATGCCAACACCAGTAGAAGTAGACCGCGCAGCGGCATCTTACTTAGGTGGCGGTTCAACTAACGTATGGTACAGATGGGGTTACATCAACCACCCAATGGGTTACGACTGGGCGGGTGCAACTAACGCATTTGCTTCAAACGCAGTTCTTGGTGCTGGTGGTTCTTACACTCGTAAAATGGATAGCTTGAACTTAGGTATCTTACCAATATTCCACGCATAAATAGAAGGAGGAACTAATGGCTCTAGTTCTTAATACGAATAGCTATGTAGAAATCGCAGACGCTGATGACTACCTTGAAACACGTATTGACAGTGCCAACTGGTTTGACGCTGACGATGAAATCAAGGAACAAGCTATTGTTACTGCAACACTGTTGATAGATGACAATTCTTGGATTGGTTCTGCTGTTAGTTCCTCACAAGCTTTGGCTTGGCCTCGTAAGAACGCTATATACAATGATTCTCGATTAGGGATGACCATTACTATAGCTGAAAACGAGGTTCCAAGTCGTGTTAAAGTCGCTATCTACGAACAAGCACTACACTTAATTGATAACGAAGATTTACTAATGGGTACTACTCAAACTTTTGAGAGTATTTCTGTTGGGTCAATCTCTATATCAGATAGTAATGGTGATGTTACACGCACTCCAATTAAGTCAACACAAGCAACAAAGTCTATTAGACCTTTACTAGTTAAAGGCTCAGTGGGACAAGGTTCAGGTTGGTGGAGGGCGAATTAATGTCACTCAAAGCTAAAGTTAGCGCGGCAGTAGATAAGGCTTTTGCGGCTATCGGAGACTTAGCGGTCTCTGCTACTTTATCAAATAAAAACGCAAGTAGTTATGACTTTGCCACAGGGCAAGCAGTAGCTACTACAACTAGTAAAACAGTTAAAGTATTTCTAGAAACAACCGATAAATCTTCTGACGGAGCCTTTCAATCGAAAGCCTTGATGAAGTCTAACGTTGTTGTTGACGGTTATGATACTATAACAATAGGTACTTCAGTATACAGTATAACAGACTTCCAAGACGACGGTTTTGTAATAACATTGCAGTTGACAAAGGAGAAATTATAATGTATGACTTAATACTTAGAGATGTTGAAACGGTATTCGGCTCATCTTTGTGGACAACAAACAATATTAAGACTTATCCTATGAATTACTTAGGAAATAAGGCCTCTAATACTGAGTATGTCTTGATGAACGTATTACCTTCTAGTAGTAAAAACTATGCGTATGGGGTAAAGAAAGAGACTACTGGTCTCGTAGCTGTAAAAATATTCGTCAAGGCTGGTGACGGTCAGGGAAGACTAATGGCAATAGCTAACTTACTTGACACCATCCTAGACAATAAAACACTACCTAACGGTACAAAGCTAGGAACATCATATTTAACAGTGGAAGGGTTAGACCCTTCGAACAAAGCGCTTTATAGCGCATCTTACATAATCCCATTTACACATTACGGAGAATAACAAATGGCACATATTTCATCATTAGGTGCGGGTATCTTTACATACCTAAACATCTTCAAAGGCACAATCCCTGCTAATACTGATACAGTTGCAGAGTGCGCGGCTTTATTCGTTGGTACAACACCAGGAACAGCAGACGCAGACCACGTTCGTATGCCTTCAGTACGCGAATTCCCATCAATCGGTACACCTGCAAACATCGTAAACGTTCCAGTTTATGGTCAGAAGACATCTTCACAGGTTCAAGGTCAAGCAGATGCTCCTACTTTAGAAGTAACTGTAAACTACGTACCTTCAGACATGGAAGCGCTTCACGACTTAATCGGTACTAACGCGGTATTCCGTTTTATGATGGCGGCTCAAGCTGTTACAGAAAACGAAGCCGCAGATACAACTTTAGCAGTAGACAACACAGAGTTCTATTTCTTAGGTAAAATCGAAGCTATATTGGTTAACCCTGCATTAACAGACGCAAACACTGCAACTGTTACTTTGTCAGCACAATCAGATTTCTTTGGTCCTGCTACACTAGCGGCGGCTTAATAGA